TTGATTAAACCATATTCTGTTTCTGTAATATCTGAATCTTCATTTGAAATTAAACCTAAAACTGGAGTTACTCCAATATTATTTTTCCATACTTTTGACACTAGAGGCCAAAAGTCTAAATATAATGGATTATCGTCTGATCCAACTACCGCATAGTTTATATTCATCAAGAATTTTCTAAATCAAATTCGATCATCTTTTTTACAAGTTGATCAAATGAGATTTTGGGTTTCCAACCTAAGTCATTTCTGGCTCTTTCAGAATTACCACATAAAAGTTCTACTTCTGCTGGTCTATAAAATTTTGGATTGACTTGCATTAAAACTTTATTATTTTTAGAAACATACATCGCATGTTCATTTTCTCCTATCCAATTTCCCTCTATTCCAGCGAAAGAGAAAGCTTTTTCTACAAACTCTTTTATTGTATGAGTTTCATTTGAAGAAAATACATAGTCTGTAGGAATCCCATTATAGTTTTTATTATATCTATCTTGATTTAGCATCATCCAAACGCCTTCGATAAAATCTTCTGCGTCGCTCCAATCTCTTTTTGCTTCAATATTTCCTAACTCCAAAGGTTTAAAATCTTCATTGTTTTTAATTGATTTACATATTCTAGCAACATTTTTCGTAATCTTTCTTGTAACAAATTCTTCACCTCGCCTAGTTCCTTCGTGATTAAATAGCCAACCTTGAATTGCATAAAGATTATACGATTCTCTATAAACTTTTATAAGTTGTCTGGAAGCGCATTTTGAAGCTCCATAAGGACTTCTTGGCCTCAATGGATGTTTTTCATCTTGTGGTGTATAGACTACATTTCCAAATTCTTCGCTTGATCCCGCTTGATATAATCTACAAGATGGATTATATAATCTAATAGCTTCTAATATATCCAATATTGCAGTACAATTCGTCTCCCATGTTTGTCTTGCAAAATCCCAACTACTTGCTACAAAACTTTGAGCTGCAAAATTAATAAAATAATCTGGTTTTATTTTTTCTATAGTCCTACTGATTGAATGTGCGTCTGTTAGATCAAAGTTAATTAAATAGAATCTGTCGCTATTTATATGTTTTATGTTTTCGTGATTATAAACGCTTAATCTTCTAACTCCTCCAAAGATTAAAAAATCAGTATTCTTTAAAAGATATTCAACCATTAAACTTCCGTCTTGACCAGTAACGCCAGTTACAATACAAGTTTTTCTACCATTAATAAGTTTAGCCGCATCTTGAATGTTTAAGATATTAGCTGTATCTATCTTTTTGCCATAATAAGTTTCTTTAAAATTTTGGCTCATTATTGATTTACTTGGTTTTTAATCCATTGAAATGTTTTCTCTATTCCTTCTTTTAAAGGCGCAGATGGAGCCCAAGATAGCTTTTCTTTAATTAATTTATTATCTGAATTTCTTCCTCTTACTCCTAATGGTCCTGGAATATTTTTTATTTTAATATTTTTGCCACTTAAGTTGATAATCATCCGAGCAAAATCATTTATTGAAATCATCTCTTCTGAACCTATATTTACTGGTCCTTCAAAATCTGATCTTAACAACTTAATTGTACCTTCTACGCATTCATCAATATATAAGAAAGATCTTGTTTGCTTGCCATCTCCCCAAATTTCTATCTCTCCATTTTCTGGGGCTTCTATAACTTTTCTACACAAAGCGGCTGGAGCTTTTTCTTTTCCACCTTTATATGTTCCTTCTGGACCAAAAATATTATGATATCTTGCTATATGAACATCTAGTCCAAAATTCCTTTTATATGCTAGATAAAGTCTTTCGCTAAAAAGTTTTTCCCAACCATATTCACTATCTGGAGCGGCTGGATAAGCAGACTCTTCTGAACATTTTGGATTATTTGGATCTAATTGATTATATTCTGGATAAGCGCAAGCCGATGAACTATAGAATAGTTTTTTTGCTCTTTTTTCTATTGCTAATTTTGCTATATTTAAATTTATCAGAGCAGAATTAGTCATTACATTAGCATCATTTTCTCCTGTAAATATATATCCTGCTCCACCCATATCTGCGGCTAGTTGATATAATTCATCTACATCATCTGGTATTGCTATTTTAGCAAAAATTGGACAAGTTAAGTCTCCAATTTTAAAATCATCGGCTTCAGATTTGGAAAAAGTAGGATATTTTAAATCTATTCCTCTAACCCAATATCCCTCACTTTTTAATCTTTTAACTAGATGGGAGCCAATAAAACCTCCAGCACCACATACTACAGCCATTTTTTTAATATTCATAATAAATTATAATAATAAAAAATAAAATAGACAATATTTTTTTAGATTATATTTTAATAAAGTGATAGTCTGCGTCTGGCCCATTAGAAGAAAATCTTGGAGTAGCTAGTTTAAATCCCATTTTTTCAATAATAGGTATGGATTCATCTACTAATTTTGCCCCAATATTATATTGAATATGCCCTTTTAAGTTCAAAAAAATGATTATACTTTGGACTACCATAATTCCACCCATTATCATGCACGAAATATGGAATATTGCCATTTGATTTATCAATTAGTTGATTTTTTTCATTTTTATAAAATTCATCCGTGCTTCTTGTATATGTATTCACTACTAGTTTATTTTCTGTGTCTAATTTTATCTCTGGTTTTATATTATTGTTATAATAATATGTATAAACTCCTTGATCGTTTTTAAATGTATTGATATTAAGTGGAAATATATTTTTAATAATATTTTCTAGCATTTTTATAAAAAGATCTTTCCTGGCTAAAATAAAACCAGAATTAAGAAAAATCCTTCTATTTTTTTCTAATTCAGAATAACCTTTATAATTATGCCAATTAGTTTTTTCAGATTCAGATGGCATCATATTTTTTTCATGACCCATAATAACAAAATTATTTAAATCAAATAGTTCTAGAATTCCATCTAAAGGTTTTAAACATGTCATATCATTTGCATCTGCAAACAATAAATATTTTGAATCTATACATTTAATTTCTTCTAATAAGAAATATATCTTATAGAGGAGATACTCGCCTTCAATGCCATATTTTTTATAATTATATTCTAATTCTTTATAATTATTTTTATTATAGTGAAAATATATAAAATCTATATTTGGATTAAATTTTTTAAAAGATTTAAATAGAAAAGTTTTTTCTATAGGAAAAATATCTTCATTATTCCAAGTTGTAGTTATTAATGTTAATTTATCCATATGTTAATTTTATAAAATCATGATAAAAATTCTCATTTATTTTATGTTTATATTTAATACCTAATTTTGATACTTGAATTGCGTGATAACCATTTGTCATTTTGCATTTTTCAATTGTAGGATCTGGAAATATTTTATTCCAACTATCCCAAAATTTTAATACATATGGAGGTTTTTTAAGCAATAGATCTTTCAAATTAGGGTTTGAAGATAGCATAAATTGTGTATTTTGATCTGGATGGCCTAGAATGCAACTTTGTCCATATGCTTCTCCATCTATATATGGCACTTTTAGCCATAAATATTTAAAAAACAAATCGTTATGAAATAATTGTTTAAAATTATTATCTAGCCAAAAATAATTACGATTTTTATCTTTACGATTATTTTGCCAATATATATCGCAAGATTCTTTTAATTTTTTAATAATATAATTCTGATTATCAGAAATTAAAAACCACATGCATGGACCATAACTGCCAAGTTCATTCGCAAGACCAGCTCCAAATGCATGATAGGTCCAAAATCCGTATGGATCCACTAATTCTTCAAACCAAAAATCAAGAGACTGCATACACAATAAAGTAGAGTCAGCCCAAACTCCACCATATTTATTTAATAAATTTATTCTTATAATATCTGATTTAGATTGCATTGATATATTATTATTTTTATCGTATAAGTAGTCTACTTCGGGCAAATATTTTTTTATATTTTTTTCATCTAATAACTCTATATTCCAATTTGGATTATTAATTTTCCATGATTCTGCGGCTTGTTTTTGTAACCATGGAGCATTTTTCCATCCTTGAGCCCAAAACAAATATATTGTTTTATTAAAATTACTCATATACTTTATATTTTAAATAACTTTTAAGATCTATATCATTTATCTTACAGTCTTTTGTAAATTTCCGTCCAAACAAACAGGGAGAATCTAATAAAAGATTAAGTTCTTTTTCTGATATTTCTGAATAAGTTTTTATACCATTTTTTAGTTTAAATTCATTTGGATAATGCATATCATGCCAATTAGTAAAAGTAGATGCTCCTTCTGCAAGATTTGGTGTGCAAATTAAATCTTGATGTGAACCTTTATTCTTTGCAATACTTATAAAGTAGTGCTCTTCGGGTGCATATATATTTTCAAAGAAATTTAAATATTCATTACTGCTCAATGCTAATTCCGAGTATTTTTTATTTAAAATAAACCATTGTGATGATTTAAAAATTTTATTTTTTTCTAAAAATTTTAATACATTATTGCATCTAGGAAAACATTGATAATCTGGCGATTGATTAAACACTGCGTAATTATTATATGTTAATTGATTATATATATAATTAAAATTTTTTAAAGGTATACAAGATTGACTCAAATTAATAAATTTATAATTACTTTTATCTCTTAAGGCTTCCGATAATAATAAATTATGAGCTTTTACTAAAGATATATCTCCATATTTTGTTTCAATTGCTTGTTTTAATTTAAAATTATTAAAAAATTTAAGTGGTTTATTGTTTTTATAATGTATATATATAGAATATTTATTTATATCTATATTTTTAAAAAATTCATGCCAAAGTTCCTCTTGAAGAATCTCATCATAAATTAAAAATAAAAATGCAAGTTTTTTAATTTCCATATTTCTCCAATATTATTTTATTTAATTCCTGACTTCTATTATATTGATGAATAATATATATAATTTCATTTTTTGAATTTCTAATTATATTATCAGAATCTATAAACGGTTCTTTATTTAAGAGATGTTCTTTTATATTTGGTGTGACTAAATCAGATTTAATAACGTTCAGATTTGTTGACCATCCATCATCTAAAGAAGTAAATAAAGTATCTTTACTTAAATCTTTTCTTATAATAAAATTATACGCTGGTTGATCTGGTATATCAAATTTATGATCTAAATTTATAGTTGAATCATATATCTCTTTAGAAATACTCAAGATGGAATCTACTTTTCCGGCTAATACTCCACAGTTTAAGGCTTCATAATCATCAAATTCTTCAACTATATCCATATTGTAAATTCTTTCCAATGCCATTCTATTCCACCATTCATGTTTAAATTTTATCGCTTCTCCAGAAGCTATAATTTTTTTATCTTTTATATTATTTTTAATCCACTCTTCTGGATTTTTTTGAAAAATAACGTCTGCGACATCGGTAGTAATAACATATTCATAGTTTGATCCAAAATAATTAAGGAAATTTTCTATGTGCTTAAATCTTTGAATATTAGGTTTCCTATGGAGATTTGTTACTCTAAAACATTTTACTCCAGAATTATTTATTTTATTAACTAAATCGTCGCTAATATCTGCTCCTATTAAAACTTTATCTCCTTTAAACCCACAAGAATTTAAAGAATTTATCCAAGGCTTAAGTTTATCAAAATTATAATTTTGAAAGAATCCAATAACAAGTGATGGCTTTTTTATTTCAACGGCATCTTTAATTTTATTCATTAAATTTAAAATATCGGCTTTTTTATTTTTTGCATGAAAACTTATTTGTTCTGATAATTTATTTTTTTCATTAAATAAACTTTTATTATCTATTCCAGCATGAAAATGAAATCTTTTATCATGTATTAAATTTATACCAGAGTTTTTAAAATTTAAACTTAAGCTTAAATCATCAAATGGCGTGTTATGTTTTTGAATATTAAGATTATCTAAATCTTTAGAACTAAAAAGAATTCCTGCGCCACCATCAAACCATCTTGTGGATTTATCAAAATCTAGAGTGTTACATAAATAATTTTCTTTATCTTTAAAACAATCCCAAACAAATCCAAAAGCCTGTTTTATTGATTTATTATTTTCTTTTATTATTTGTCTTAAGGAGTTTAAATTTACATAAGTATCATCATCGCAGAAAAATATCCATCTATATTTATTTCTTAAGATTTTATTACTTTTAAGATAATTAAAGATTGCAATAGTTTTATCTTCTAATTCTACATATTCTTTTTTATCAGTTACTTTAATTATTTTTTTAGATTCATTTTCATGATCTGAGAAAACGATATAATTATCATTATCTTTTAACCAAGTAGATCTAATAGCATCTATTCTTGATTCGTATTTCTCACAACTTTTTATTACAAATAAAACGCTATCTGGATCTACATGATAATATTTTTTTAAGCAATTATCCATAGGTTTTTCCCAACCAATTGGTTCTAAAGGTTTAATCTTGGGGTTATTTTTACCATATAGATAGATTAAATTTGTTAAGATTGTTTGATCGTGCCTATTATCTTTAAACTCTGGAAGATTTGGCAATCCGCATTTATTAGGTAGGTCTGTTATTATCTCTTTTTCATGAAAGCACCATTTTAGCCAATCCATTAAGATTTTTTTAGGCAATTCTGCTTTCTCCCAAAAACTCCAAGTCGCGCTTAATTGGTTTAGATCCCAACATGCTTTTTCATCACAACCCATATAATAAAATGCATCTCTTTTACAAAATTCTTTATGTTTAAATGGGCCTTTTGCAACTCCTATTCCAGCGTAATTTTCTTTAATGTCTTTAACTAGAGGGTGAATTTCATAATTAATATCAAAATTATAACAGCTTCTACCAACATCATGATAGAGTATGAAATCTCCATCATTTACCTTTTTCATACTATCATATATAATTAGAGGTTTCCACGCCCAATACCCGTATCCCCTTCTATGTTTTTGAAAAAAATCTTTATATAACCACTCAAATTCATCTGGTAAACATTCGTCAGTATAAAGAAAAACGTCTTTTATACCTATTTTTTTATAATTATTTAAGAAACTATATAGGTTTTTTTGATAATCTTTATCTTTTGATGTATAGAATAGAGTAGCGTATACATTCATTTATTTAAGTACTGAATCAAAGCACTCTTTCCAGTTTCATCTTGATTGTCGTTTTCGTCAAAAATTGCACCAACAAATTGATTATTTACTCTCATTGTGGGAAATGGTTTTTTATCAAAGAACTCATCGTGAATTAAACTGTCTTGTTTTATCTTTGGGTAAAGATTACTATTAAAAAAATTATAATCTGTGCCATAGGCATTTTGAAAATGAAATTCATTGATTGAATTATTTAAAATTTCAAATCCATTTTTCTTTGCTCCAAACATTCCTCCTAAAATAGAGAATCCATGATAAGGATGATCTCTCATAACATGAAAATTTTTATCACTATTTATCCATTGATCTACTGCTAATTTTTCTCTACTATTAATTCTTGAGTCTGTATCTCTAGATATAAAAAGTTCAATATCTTTATCTTTAGCTGGAAGATATCTCCACATCATGCCTTCCCAACTTGGATTTTGTTCCATTATAACTATTTGAGAGTTTAGATCTTTAATTTGATTTATATATTTTTGATCTACATCTTTATGTATATAAAACCTTGAGATCCAATTTGGATATATTATGTTTGTAAGTTCAGCATTTTTAATTGCACCAACGCAATATTTTGGATTATTTCCCCAAAGAGAAAATGATATTATTTTCATTAATTTATATATCCTTTGTACATTAAATATTTACTTCTCATATTGTGAACTTCATTTATGGCTTCTTTTAATTTCTCTTGTTTTGTTGAATTGCCTTCTGGATTCAAATAGTATAATCCAACTGGATGATTAACCATTTTAATCTTTGCGCCACCAACACATGCTTTAAGCCACATATCACCATCTGCAGAAACAGGATATTTTTCATCAAAATAACCAAATTTATCATGAAGAGATTTTTTCCAAAGAGGCATACAATGAGGTGAATTATTTTTTATTAAATTCTCAAAAGAATGAGATAAAAATGGATAAAGTTCAGTAAAATCATTGTCCATATATTTTTCATTTGCTATTCTAGATATATAAGTTTGACCATAAACAAGATCTAAATCTGGATTTCTCTCAAATTCTTTATACAATATTTCAAAGCTATTAATAGATTTTCTATCGTCCGCATTCCAATTGCCGATCATATCTGAGGTACATAGATTTTCAATAGCATAATTCCAACAATTATATAAACCTAAGTCTTTTTCTAATCTATGATACTTAATGTTTTTATGCGTTTTAGTTAATGGAAGAATATATTGTTTTTCATTTTCTGGTGAGGCGCAATCTAAAAATATAAATTCTATATCTTTAAATATAGATTGCTCTAACATATTGTCTATATATCCTTTAATATATTTTTCTGCTTTAAAGAAGGAACAAAATGAGGATATTTTATAGTGTAACATTAATACATTATATGATAATGTAAGTAAATTTATATAATATAATTATGGCTAATTTTTTTCCTCCACAAGGTACCTTTTTAGATTGGAATTATGTTACTTACTTTGGGGATGGAATACCTTTATTATTTTGGGTATTTGCTTATCCTTATGATCCTTGTACATATTCAAATGAATATAGATGGACAATATTTAATCCAAATACTAGCATAGGGACAAAATTTAGTTATGCAAATACTTTGGCTGGTACACAAAATAGTTTTTTAAAATTTCCAAATAATAGTAATTATACTAGTAATGTTCTATATAATTTAACTACGCAAAATACAACTATACGCCAAAGCAATGGTAGAAAAGCTGTTATTGTTGTAGATAGCCCTTGGGCAAGATCATGTATTAGTCGAGAAACCGCTCCATCATCAAAAACAAATGAAAATTATGCTGTCGGACTAAGCATTGAAATGGGTACGAGAATCGCTCAAACATATCCTAATTGGTCTCAGTGGTGGAATAACATTTGTTCAAGTTGTGGTTGCCAAGGCACGGAATCTTTATCTTTATTGCCTGGATATTTAAAATCTGCACTTACTCAAGCGGCTGGAAATGGGCATCCATATGGTGGTATAGACTCTGTAGATATTTTAATGTTTAATCCAAATTTTAATAATACATATAGTCCTTCTGAGGAACAACCTGGACTTCTACTTCCAGAAATTGTTCTTCCAAGTCCCGTAGCAAAAATTATAGGGACACAATGTAGTACGGATACATACCATTGGCCTGTTAATCCATTTGGTAAAGCTTTTTTAGGAGCTTTCGTAGCGATATATAAAGATCATACTCAATATGATGTTGCTGTAGTAAATAATCTACTGATTGATGTTCCATGGAGTGGAGTTTTAACTGGAGTTAAACAATATAAAATGAACGCTACTCTACCATCTCCTCAATGTAGTTTATCTTGTCCTTCTCATATTTATTTTGATTCTACTGCACAGGTTGCACTTTGCGATAATTCTATAACTCTTAATGATTATCTTTGGCAAGATGCATACGGCGCTCCGCATTCTTTCCCTAGAGTTGGTTGTGCTGGAAGAGGTGGATTTGATCCGTGTTTTGGTGGTGGACCAGGAACAATAATAGATCCAATTTGGCAATCTACACCAGCAGGTGGATTTCAAGTAAATGCTGGAGATGGATTAGGTATAAATAGTTGTAATTATCCTTCTTACTATATTGGAGATAATCCAGATTCTCCACTATATTATGATTTTAGAGAAGTACAAGATCCACAAATTTTACCATTTTTAGGGCCTTGGGCGGTAGCATATTCACCTATAGCAAGTAGACTTTATGCTGCTGGTGGAGGATGTCAAGATGCAGCTTTTCAACCTTGGGATCTTTAATTTTTTTGATATTTTTATTTTTAAAAAATATAATTAACTATGCTCGATAAGAAAGTATTAATCTTATGCCATTGGAATGGTAGGTTTGGTAATAGATTACATCAATATATATATGGATATTATTATCAAAAAATAAATGGTCACGAGTTTTATTTACCTAGTAATTGGGAAGGTACAAGATTATTTAAAAATCAATATCATAAAGTTATTGATAATAACTTATTAAGATTACAATTAAATCAAACTCAAAAAGTATTAGATAATATACATTTTAGAACTTATGCACTAAAACAATTTTCTAATAAATTCGAAAGAATTATTGCTGATGATAGAATGCCTAAAGATGAACCATATAAAGCAAGTTCTGATCATATGTTTTTCGACAATGTTTGCGCTTATAATCCAAAGATATTTTATCCAATGTCTTTAACTGAAATTAAAAAAGTATTTGAATTTAGTGAAGAAATAAAATCATTAGATGTATATAAATATAACGAAGATCGTCAAGGAACATATGATATCGCTCATTTAAGACGAGATGATATTTCTAATCCAAGTTATAATAAAACTAATCACCAAGGTTATTCTGTAATATCTAAAGATTCTTATTATAAGGCTTTTGAAAAATTTGGCTTTGATCCAGAAAAAATAGAATGGGTTTCAGATGATTATACTGGAGTTTGGCATAAAAATAGACCAAAAGCATTTCGCGCTGGTTGGAAATATCCCGTTGGCTCCGAGTTTTTGGATAAACTAGGTTTTGATTGGTTAGATGATTTCTTAAAATTATATTTTGCTAGAAATATTTTTAGAGCGAATTCTTCATTTAGTTGGTGGGCTTCGTGTCTATCGCCTATAGCAAAAACTTATAGCCCAATAATAGATAAACAGCTTATTTATGGTGTTGATGCTTTAAAAGAAATAGAAGTTGATTTCGTGGAAGGAAATCATCCTCATTGGATGTATGATTGTAAAGATATAATCTTAAAAGATTAAGATAAATTATGTTCTTTTTTAGTTGACTCTGGAATTGCCGCTACAAATTCTGGACCTTTACTTTTGACTTTATTATATAATTTTTTGATAAAAGCGTCATAAGTCATATTACTTTTCATGCGACCAAAATTGCTAATTGCGTCCCTTACGTCTTGTGGGCTAACGATTGGAAAACTACGAGTTTCTGGAAAAAGAAAATCGCTATCTTTTAGTTCGCTTCTTTTTTTGCCTTTGTATGTTTTTTGATAAGCTTCTGTTTCTGTAATATCTAATTCTATTACTTGTGCCTTTTCTACTCTAAATTGGATATCTAAACCTTCTTGATTATTAATATCTAATTCTATCTCTGCTTTAGCTTTCTTTTGTGGTCCACGATAAGTATTTAAACAAATTGCGACTTTTTGTTTTTGTGGATATTTTTCATCTTTCATGAATTCCATACAACGACCCATATAATCGCCTTCTTTTTCATTCTTTCTTTTCTGTGGAATAGGCATATATAAGTATATACACTTTTAATTAATTTAATATTTAAAAAATATTATTATATTATGATAAATATCTTATAATATAAGATATAATGAAATTCTATTATAGCTATTTTACTCCAAAAGAAAGCGATAAAAATAAACAGATACCAAGAAATAGTCAATTAATGGAGTTATTATTAAACAAATCATTTCATAAACTTAAAAAACATTACAATGAAATACATTTTATAACTGATGACCTTGGAAAAGAAAAATTTAAAAATCTAGGATGGTCTTCAATAACTACTGAGCTTGAAGGGGCTATACCAGAATCTTACAGTAATATATGGTCTCTTGGTAAATTAATAAGTTATAATATAGCCTCTAAAAAGGGAGATCCTTTCATTCATTTAGATTGTGATTCTTTTTTACTAAAACCTTTTTCTCAAAAGATATTAGACTCAGATATTTTAGTCGAAAATATAGAAACGATTTATGGGCATTCATATTTTTATGAAAAATTTATGAAAAATTGTCCAGAAATTGGTATAGCTAGAAATCTTGAAACTGGTATAGGATATAATTGTGGTATATTTGGTGGAAGGAATTTAGATTTTATACAAAGATATTCACAAGGAGTTTTAGATTTAATCTTTAATGAAAAGAATAAAAATTTTTTTTCTGATAGATCTCATAGTGATCCATTAAAAGTTTTAGAGAGTTTTTCTTACGCTGGGATACTAGAGCAATATTATTTATCTTTATATTTAAATTTTTACCAGCTTAGACCAATTGTTTTTTATAGAGAAATGTTACCAAAAGAATTTGAAAAAGATGACCTATTTGAATATGATCCAAACAATATTAATTATTTAAATAATACTGGATATATTCATTTATATGGAAAAAATAAAATTGGGTTTTTAATTAATAGTTCTCTACTTCTTGATAATTAAAGCAATAATAATATTAACATGAAGTGTAACACTTTTATATGACTATATCTAGTGGATTAATTTGCGCGGCTATATTTATTTATATATTCTATTTAATAGAGAGAATTAAATAATACCATTAATAAATAAAATGTCATTTGGCACAGACAAATCAAGATTAGAGAAAATAGAATATATTGAGAATGTATTAAATACTCATCCCAATAAAAATGGTCTTGATAAAATAAAAGACGCTCTTATTCTAATTACTAATTCAGTAAGATTTATGCCTTATTGGGACCCAACTAATTCATATCATATTATTGGACTAATAGAAATGATGAATTACATAAATAGTATAAATCCAAATGAAAAAATTATGATTGAAATTGGTACTTTTTTAGGTGAATCTACTGCTATATTTTTGGCTTATGAAAATATAAAAAAAATATTTTGTATTGATGGCTATTATGGTGGAAGTGAAAAAATTAAATACCTTTGCAAGAAAAGATTACAAGAATTTATTGATACAGAGCGTTGTTCTTTGATAGAAAAAAATTCTAAAGAATGTTTCCATGAGTTTCCAGAAAATTATATAGACCTAACTTACATAGATGGAGATCATAGATATGAAGGAGTATATATTGATATAGAAAATTCATACAAAATAATAAAACCAAAAGGTTTTGTTTGTGGACATGATTGGGTCTATTATACAGATGATATAAAAAATGCAGTTAATGATTTTATGTTTAAAAATAAAATTCCCAGCGAAAGTTTAAAAATATTTAGAGATGGAAGTTGGTGTTTTCAAAAAATATAGATTTATATATTATATAGCTTTAATTATCAAGATAATCTTTAATATCTTTTATTAATTGTTTTCTTTTCCGGCGTTCTAAAACAGTAATAAAAAGAGCTAAAGAGATCGGAAAAAAGATTCTAAGAAAAAATCCCAAATGGTGCTCTTTAGTAAGAAGATCAAAATGATTAAGGTAAAGATCGCTGAGTCCGTAAATTGTAAACAAAATAGCTGGAATAAAAACAATAAAAAAGAATTTCTCGTAATGTTCAAGACTATTCCACCAATTTATAGCTTTGGATATCATACATAAGCTTACACCCTAATATGGTGTTGCTAGAGGTGGATTAGGATTAATTCTATTAGAAACTGGTGGTATTTGAGAATCTACGCTGGATTGTTCAGTTCCACTCGCTGTATCTAGATCATCGACTTTAACATCCATAGCTTCATCTAAATTTATTTCATTATCTCCAACATTGAATGTCGTAGATTTACCATTCATCTCTACAATTACTGGTGATGTATGACCTTTAACATTTAATAAAATTTCGCCTCGGTTGTTTCTATTTATACTAATTTTAATTTGATTTTCTGTATAAGAATAAGTCGTTAAGGTTATCGCTACTAATATGATAATAAATATATTTTTCATTTTTTAAATTCTCCAGATGAGGTTTGTATATCTAATTTATTATTAGTTTCTTTTAAAACTATAGAAAATCCACAAACTGTTGCAATTGCTAATACTAGAATAGCAAGAAAATTAGTCTTTTTTTCGGCTTGTTTTTTACTTCTATATTGATGAAAATCTTTTATAAAATTTTCAGTTTGTTCTGAGGTTGGTTGATAATAATTCTTTTTTAATAAAATTCTCAAATTATCATCCATTTCCCTTTAATCTCCTAAGTGCAATTAAAGATCCACAACCGATTAAAATTAAAGACCAAGATGATGGTTCTGGAATTGCAACAGCATCAAATGTTGCAAGACTAAAAGGAGCAATGCTTTGTGTTCCATCTAATTGCCATACGGATACTGTGAATGTTTCGTTGGCTAGTGCATCAATTTCGAATACTGCCATATCTGGAGTCCCATCTCTAGTTAAAAGACTAGAATAAACTGTGCCAGTATTACCACTATAAACACCAACATAATCTGGAGCATATAATCCATTAGCGGCTGTATCTACAGCTAAACCAAATCTAAATTTAGTTGGTGCACTTATTGTAAAATTAAAAGCTACTCCAAAGTAACCATTATTAGATCCAGAAGGTGTGTTATATATTCCATTATTAACAGATACAGATAAAGCACCTTGTCTATACAAAGACGAACCATCTGGCCCTCTAAATATAGGGTATCCACCAAAATTAACAAAAGAACCTGCACCACCAGAAATTGAACTGACAAAAGAAGGCGTTAAGCTTAATGATGGATTAGAGCCTAAGTCTGTACCAAGTAAATTACCAGATGATACAGATTCATATATACTAGCAGAACCTGGGTCCCAAGGCATTGGGCGAATTTGATAATATCCAGATGAACCGTAAACATCGCCTCCTGTATCGAAAGCTTTTACTACGCTACTGTTAGACCAATTTTGTACCGAGAAGTTCGATCCAGCATTTCCTTGTTCTACTCCTAAAAACGTTACTGAAGCTTGCGCTCCAGAGCATAAAAAAACCGCAATCAAAGTTGCGGCGATCTTTTTTCCTAACCCTTTTAATAGGTTCATTTTCATAATATTAGTTTACTCCTTTTTTTCTTCATCTAAATATATAGACACTTCTTTTTTGGGTTCGTTCATTCTTTTTTCCTTAAGCCTTTGAACATATATCCAATCATCTGCAAAGAAGTCCTCTTTAACTATTATACCGTAAGTTTTTGTAATATACAATTTAATTTTTTCTTGATACTCTTCTCTATTTCCAGTTGATGCAACTGGCATTGTACCCCAGTTTGAATCATACATCCATAATGAATCGCCATATTCAAAAACTGTAACAGCATGACCAATTAAAGCTTCTGGATCGTCTTTATAGTGATAAACAAAACAATATATACTATTCCAAGTATCTGTATGAGTTTTAAGATAAAAATTACATTTAGATGCCCAAATTAAAGAATCAACAAAACAAGAATTTGGTATATTAGTTACAGATGTATAATATTTAAAATTAACTCCCCATTTAAAAAAGAACCACCAAGATATTATTACTACGATTCCAACTAATATTAGTTTAGATTTTTTAAAAAGCTTCTTAATTATTTTTCTTATAGTCTTCAAGGCAGGACTTGAATTTAGTTTTATCATCACCTTGTTTTGTGGTGATACATTGCTTCAAGAATTCATTAAATTTTTGGCCTTCAGTAACCATCATGGTTTTATATTCTTCATCTTCTTCCATATCGTATTCTTCATCCTCTTTTTCGTCTTCTTCCATTTCATCTTCGGATGCTTTACTCTTGCAATGTTGTTTTTGACTAAAACCTTTTGGATTATTACAATCTATGCTTCTTTTATATTTCATGCTCCATTCTGCTTCAATTTTTTCTAATTGGATTTCTGTTTTACCGAGCATGTCGCCTTTTTTCCAACTAACACCATCATTAGTAGCTTCATAGATGACTGCATAACCCATATCTTCTGGAAGTTCACGTATTTCTTTAACTATTCCTTCGCTACCATAATGTTTGCATTTGGCATTAATATTCTTTACCTTATCTCCAACTTTGAACATTATAGATGATTCTACTTCTTCCATTTCCATTTTTTCTGGTTCTTCGTTTTCTTTATTAAACATTACATAATTATGAATTGTAATCATATAGTCTTCTGCTAGGATTGCCATTTGTTGCAAGAATGGTTCGGTGAGATTTTCTTTAACCATAGGATCATTTAGTTTATCTATTACATTTTTTGAATGTTGATAAATAGAATTAATTGAACCAACTATCATTCCATAAAAATCTTCTTTATAATCTTCAAATTCATCTTCAACATCTTCCATTTCTTCTACTTGGGCTAATGTTTTATCTTCTAGAAATATAATTTGATCAAACTCTGTTTCGCCATCCCATTCGTATTCTTCGTTTAAATAATCACTAGCTTGAGCTTTTTTAAGAGCTTCTTGGGTTGGACGATCTTTGGAGCCTTCTGGTGCTGGACGATAATTTTTGCCCATTCTTTTCTTTTTTTGTTGAATATTATACCAAAGACCTTTGCCTTTAGCTTGAATTTCTGCTTCTAAAGTAATCTCTTCTTCACTACCTTTTGTATAATCTGTTACTGATTTCTTAGCTTCCCACATTCTGCAACTCCAATATCTTGCTTTCCATTTTGGGCCAGGATTATCATCACAAGAATGGCGAGAGCGAAATGCTTTACGACGAGCTGGATTATCTCTTTTAATAGACATATTTGGATCACCAAATTTGACCATTACAATATTGCCTTTATCGTTTTTTACATAAACACCAAATTTTTTTCTATTACCTTTTGGAAGGCGAAATGGTTTATTTAAAGGAGCTTTCTTTTTTTGGGCTAATATTTTATCTGTAAAGTCAATTTCCATACAAAAGAGTTACACTTAAATTAAGAAGATATTGGCTTAAAATGGATTATTTGATTTGACTTATTTATTATAACTCTACATTTTCCCCATCCATTCTGTTTATTTGCTATGAGTATATTATTAGCAATATTATGTCTACTTATCTCTGTATTCTTCTCTCTCATCTCAAACCAATCTTTCTCTAGGTATCTATTCTTTGCATATAAATTATTAGCGATAACATCGGTATAAACAGGATCTAATATATAATTTAGATTGATCGCTTTTGCTCGATTAATCAAATCTGTATCTTGATGTGAATGAGGTAATAATTCTTCATCATATCCACCTAATTTGTAAAAATTATCTCTTGTTAAGGCTATTCTACCGAATGATCCACCAAGCATTTCTGTGTGCATATGTAAAATAGTATTTTTATCTTTTGTAAAGTATTTATCTATTTTATCTCTCATATTTATCAAAAGATTATCTACATCTAAATTGACTAATATTTGGCCTTCTCCGAATCTATGAGCGATATTTTTTGCTTTTGGGCAATGAAATTTATGTACATCTAAAACTTTAATAAATTTTAATTTATTTTCTTCTATGTATTTTGTAAAAAATTTTGTACCTAATACAAATATAGATGTATCATCTGGACTATTATAATCAACTAAAATTAATTCCTCATCGTCTCTTAAATTCTCTAAATTATCTCTGAGAGTAAAAGCTAACTGCCATAATCTGCCATAGCATACTGTGCAATAAGAAACCTTTTTCACTATAAATATTATAATCTAAATAAATTTATTTGACAAATCTTAAAATAAAGTATACTATATTAGAACATACCGCCCAATTAGCGGATAAGGTTTGTCGTACTCCGCAAAACGATAAGTCTTATTAGTTCGAACGTGGGCAACGCTAACGGAGCTTGCGACCCAGATAACCACTAGTAATAGTGGGAGTGTAGGTGTAAGGGCTAACACGCGAATGACAGTCCTACCGGTGTCTGATAAGTGTTAGGAGCCGAAAGGCTTTGGACTCAATTGGGAAGTTGAACTAATAGGCTTTTGCTAACTTTGTATAAAATACAGGGAAAGCTCCGCTTTGAGGATCTCATTGGGAAGTTATAATATTAAAGTATTTGATACACTCTTTATTTATATTTTCATAAATGTTAATAAGATTTATTTTTTTTCTTTTTTAAAAGTTAAAAAGGTTGTAACATAAGTATCTTAAGAAGAAAGGTTTTTAATTAGAAATGATACATGTAAAGAAAAGAAATGGTTCAAGCGAAAAATTTAATATAGAAAAAATTCATAAAGTAATAAATTGGGCAGTAAAAGATTTATCCAATGTAAGCTTAACAGAGATAGAGATAAATGCTAAAATTAATATTCACGATGGAGTAACTACTGAAGAAATACATAAACTTCTAATTGAATCTGCTGCAAATTTAATTTCTGTAGAAAAACCAAACTATCAATATGTCGCTGGAAGACTTTTAAATTATCAATTAAGAAAAGATGTATGGAAGGGAAAACATGCTCCACGTTTACTAGAATTTCTCAATCAAGGACTAAAGAATAAAATATATGACCCTATTATCTTAGAAAAGTATACTGAAGATGAAATTAATAAGATTGGAGAATTTATTGATCATGAAAGAGATTATAATTTCACTTATGCAGGAATCAAACAGCTTTGCGATAAGTATTTGATAAAAGATAGAGTTACAGGAAAAATATATGAAACCCCGCAGTTCGCTTACATACTAATAAGCACTTATGCTTTTATTAATTACCCAAAGCAAACAAGATTGAATTATGTTCGTAAATTTTATGATTCTATAAGTAAACATAAAATTAATCTTCCAACACCAGTAATGGCTGGAGTAAGGACACCAAGTAAAAATTATGCTAGTTGTTGTTTAATTGGAGTTGATGATAGTAGAGAGAGTATTACAGCTAGTGCTACTGCAGTAAGTATGGCTACAGCTAGTAGATGTGGAATAGGTATAGATGTATCGAAAATAAGAGCTATTGGATCACCCATTAAAAATGGAGAAGTTGTTCATACTGGATTAATACCATTTCTTAAAATCTATGAAAGTAGCGTTAAAGCATGGCAACAAAATGGTCTTCGTGGTGGTAGTGCTACTTGTAATATTCAATGGTGGCATTATGAAATAGAAGATATTGTAGTATTAAAAAATAATGCTGGAACAGATGATAATCGTGTTCGTAAACTAGATTATACAGTTGGAATGAGTAAATTATTTTACGATAGAGTTCTTAAGGATGAAGAAATCACTCTATTTAATACAGCTGAAGTTCCAGAGTTATATCAAGCTTGGGGAACTAAAGATTTTGATAAAATTTATAAAGAATGTGAAACTAAAAAATTAAAAATTAAAAAGAAAGTTTCTGCTCGTAAATTATTCTCTTTAATAATTAAAGAACGAGTTGAAACGGGTAGAATTTATATCCTTAATGTAGATCATGCTAATAATCATGGAGCTTGGCTAGATAAGGTAACAATGAGCAATCTTTGCACCGAAGTTATTCACCCTACTATTCCACTTAATGATTATCACGATAAAAATGGTGAAATTGGCATGTGTATTCTTTCGGCAGTCAATATGCTAGAAATTAAAAACTGGCAAGATCTTGAAAAGACTTGCGATCTTATCGTAAGATTTCTTGATGAAATCATTGATATTCAAGATTACTTCAATATTGCTGCTGAAAATTTTGCAAAAAAACGTCGTAGCCTTGGCATAGGTATAACTAATTTGGCAGCTTATCTTGCTAAAAATGAATTAAAATACACATCAGATAAGACACTTCCTGTTCTTGATGAGTGGATGGAGCATTTTCAATACTATCTTTTAAAATCAAGTTTAGAACTTGCCAAAGAAAAAGGAAAATGCGAAAAATTTGATAGGACTAAATATTCGAAAGGTATTCTTCCTATTGATACTTATAAAGATAAAGTAGATGAATTATGTAAAAGGAAATTATCTCTTGATTGGGAGAAGTTGAGAAAAGAAATAAAAGAATTTGGACTAAGACATTCTACATTATCATCTTGTATGCCATGCGAAAGTAGTTCTGTAATTCAATCTTCAACCAATGGCGTAGAACCAATTCGTAGTTTAATTACTTATAAGATGAGTAAGATGGGTAAGTTGCCAGTGCTAGTTCCTGGAGTTGGTAAATATGATGATAATTATGAATTAGCTTATGATTTCAAAGATAATTCTGGTTTATTAAAAATAAACGCTATCATTCAAAAATACATTGACATGGCTATATCAACTAATGTATACTACAATTATTCTCATTATGAAAATAATGTTCTTCCAGACGCTAAAGTAATGAAAGAAATTATGCAAGCTTATTCATTAGGTTTAATTAGTCTTTACTATAATAATACAGATGATGGCGATAAAGAACAACTAATGAACCAAAAAGAAGATCGCGATTGTTCTTCTGGCGCGTGTAAATTATAACCTATGAAAAGCGTTTTAAATTTAAAAAATATAGATTATACAAAACAACCATTGTTTTTTGGTGAAGATCTTAATCTTCAAAGGTATGATCGTTTTAAATATCCTATCTTTTTTGAGTTATTCAAGAAACAAGAGGAATTCTTTTGGTGGCCTCATGAGATTGCTCTAAATAAAGATCGCAGTGATTATAAGGAATTAGCTGGTCAAGAAAGATTTGTTTTTGATACTAATCTAAAATTCCAAACTCTTGGAGATAGTATGCTTTCAAGAAGTATCCATTCCTTAAAAGATTATGTAAGCAATCCAGAACTTGAGATATGCATGAATACTTGGCAAAGATTTGAAGGTATACACAGTTATTCTTATTCTTACCTTCTCAATAATGTTCATCCAGACGCAAGTAAATTTTTTGATAGTATTATGGAAGATAAAGAAATTGTATCTCGTGCCGAACTTATTAGGAATAACTTTGATAAAATTCTTGGTGATGATGATAAAAAAGATCTAAAGCAAAAAATATTTGATTGTATTCTTTCTGTTAATGTAATGGAAGGACTTGTATTTTATGTCTCATTTGCTTGTTCTTTCTATTTTGGATATCGTGGTAAAATGGAAGGCAACGCTAAAATTATTAAATTTATTCAAAGAGATGAAGCTCTTCATTTTGCTACAACTCAAAATTTACTTAAAATTCTTAAAGAAGAAGATAAAGAAGGTTTCACTTCTATAGCTAAAAAAAGTGAAGATAAAGTATATGCATTCTATGAACAAGCCGCTAAAAATGAAATTGAATGGGCTGAGTATCTATTCAGCAAGGGTTCTTTATTAGGTTTAAATGCAGAAGTTCTAGGTGGTTATTCTAAATGGCTTTGTGACGCTCGTTTACGATCATTAGGATATAAGAAAATCTTTAATCAAAAGGATAATCCTATAGCTGGTTGGCTAGATAGTTATCTTGATAGTAGTAAAGTTCAAGTAGCCCCACAAGAAACAGAGATTTCTACCTATAAAATAGGTGCTAGAAAAACTGATATCTCTGATGATGATTTTGGTGATTTTAAACTATAATATTTGATATTTAAAGTGTAAATATATGTGTGAATTTAGATATCACAACAGTATTTAATCTTGTTATAGGAGCATTATCATTCCTTGGTGGATGGCTTTTTACTAGAGTATTCTCTATATCTGATCGCCAAGAGAAGTTAATTAAAGATTTAAATGATAAAACATTTAGTGATTTTATAGCTTTAAGAAAAGAAGTAGAATTAGAGAGCCGTAAACATCAACAAGAAATAGCCGATTTAGCTTTAAAAGTAAGTACTACTTATGTAACCAAAGAGTCTTTTGAAGCCTATTTTGATAGAATAGAAGCAAAATTAGACCGTAATTTTGAAGTGATACAACAATATTTAATGAATAAAAAATAAAAATTAACTGTAATAGTTAATGTGAGGGTTTCAGAAAGAGATATTGATTTTTTTGCTAATAAATTAGGTTTATCACCAGAAAAGACTTTCCTGTTACTTCAAGATCCAGATTGTTTACCAGAGATTTTAAATAAAGTTTCAGAAGATGATATTAATGGAATCGTAGATATAAGCTTTCCTGTATTCGCCGAATTAACAATAATTAAATATAGCAAAGATTTAGATTATTCTTTTGAAGAGAAGGAATACATATCTGAAGCTGTAGGATCAAAGTTTGACGATCTTATAGAATATCCTTTACAAAATAAATATACTTTTAATTTAGAACATAATGAAGATACGGCTAAATCAGTTCTTGTATTTTTAGGATTTTTTTATAAAAGTCTACAAAAGACTAGAAGATGTTATCCTTCAGAAAATGTATATTATTGGATAGCTAGAAATGGATTCGAAAATTCAGAGAAAGAAGAGATATCATATCATCTTAAAGACTGGATAAAAGTATTAAGAATAATAAATAATGAAGTTTGGTTTTAACTTCTATCTAGCGGATGCTTTTTACCTTTACGTTTTTTACTCCAAGATTTAAAATATTTTTCTTTTATTGGATCTTTACCATATATCTTCTCTCTTTTTTCTGAAAGCTCTTTACTCGCATCCCATAGATCTCCTACTGTACCTTTTCTTTTACCAGTATATTCTGCAAACTCTTTTGATGAAGAATTAGCTTTAAGTTTAGGCTCTGTATTTAATTGAGGAGCCGTAAAAACTCTATCCCATTTCGTACCATTCTCATCAATATATTCATGCTTATCATGAATACTTTGAATTAAAGATATTACTTTTTTATTTTTAGGATGTTGATATAAATACTCAGGCATATACTTTTAATATATTGTCTACAAATTTATCAACTGTAAATCTATTTTGTAATTCAAGACCTTTTTTATTTAATTTACTAGATTCTACTTTTTTTATAGCTTTTTCACAACCATTTAAAAATGCTTCATCATCAAAAGTAAATATGTTACCTTGGTTAAATTTCTGTCCTTTATTAAAGAAAAGATTATCATAAGCTTCTATTTTAGAAGATGGCTCTACTAAAATTGAATTTTCTTCATTAGCCCAATCTTTATATGCATGAGCATTTAAAATAACAGAATGTTTTCCGAGAGCCACAGAATGAAATTCTGGAAGACCCCATCCTTCTCCACCGCTCATTCCAATGATAATATCAGCACTATTTAAATAGTCATTATAAAGTAAATTATTTTCCATGAAATTTAAAAATGATATATTAAAATAATCTTTTCCTTCTAGAATTGATCCGATTAAATTTTGTTGATCTTGTGGTTTTATAAAAGGGTTATAAATAGCGCATTGTAGAAAATACTTTCTATTATTACCATATTTTTTAAGCCAAGATTGTATAACTTTCTTATGATTCTTTCTTTTTTCTAATTTACCAACTAGATTAAATGTAATTCTATCTTCAATATACTTCTTATTTGTATTAGAAAAATTATACTTATCAAAAGCTAATGGAAGATATTGGACATTAGAACATCCAGCTTTCTCAAAGACATCACAAGTATATTTAGAAGAAAAAAGTATTTTATAATTATTTTTTGCTATATTTAGCTCAGTTGGAGTTGGAGAATCTAATTCATAGAATGAAAATAGAATTTGCTCTTTAGCAAGAGATTCTAAACTACCATTTAGATGCCAAAGTTTAAATACTCTCTGGTCTCTAGAATATCTAGAGTCATTATCTTTTAGTGATAAATTTAACCAGTCTAAAAAGTCTTTATCTACTCTTTGAGTTGATAAATCTATTTGATTTCCTATTGGAAATAAGGTAACCTCTTTTTTTCTTTCAAAGAGGTTCCTTAAAACTAAAGTAGATATTTGTCCAAAAGATACAGAATTAACTGGTAAATTTAGACATAAACTCACAACAAATCTTCTTCCTCTTCTACTTCAACTTTCTTTGTTTCAGCCTTGACTACTTTTGTAGCTGTAATTTTAGCTTGTGTCTTTGGTTCAGTTTTATCTGATTTTGTAGACAGATATACTCTATAGTCTGGAGCCTTTGGGTTATCTTTCTTATATTTATTTGAGAAAATAACGATTTCTACTTGTTCACCAAGTTCATCCTTGAAATAACCAGATAGATATTTTTCTGTTTTTCCTTCTCTTTTCCAAAGAGCACCAATGTCTCTTTTTTGCCAATCACTTTGTTGTTTATTTTTTTCCATATATTCTCCTATTATTTTAAATTATATCAGAGTTGTTTACGCTTGTCAATTTATTTTTTAATAAAAGTTTACCTTTATTATGTAAATTAATAATAGTTTGCGTACTTAAATTCATTTTTCTACCTATATCAGCCCAAGACATTAATTTTTTATTATTAAAATATCTTAATTTAAATATCTTTTTAATTCTTTCGTCTTTTAATCGATCTAAAATAGAGAATATCATATCATTCTTTTCTTTAAAAGATAAGTTTTGGTTGTCTATTTTTAATTGATTCTTTTCTATAATATTTTTTATAGCCTCATCTTCCATTGTTATTAATTGATTATTCTTATTTATAGTGTTTAAACAATGGTAACGCATTTGATTACCTAACCAAGTGGAAAACTTTACATTTTTATCTGGATTAAAATTCATTATAGATTTATATATAACATAAGCTTTTTCTGAAATTACGTCTTCTGGATCAATACCAGACTGCTTCATATTATGATAGTATTTTTTTATCATCTTATGACATATACCACTATGTCTAAGTTCAAGCTCTTTGAATGATATGCTATCATTTTCTTTTAATACATTTTGTATTAGATCATTGTCATTTGTTATTTTTATATTCATAAATTTATATAGATATTTTTTCTGATATATTCTTCAAATTCTTTTGAACAAGTTCATATAGGACATTTGTATCTTGGCATGTATCCCAAGATATACAAAAATCAGCGACAGCTTTTAGTTTATTATCGTTTGATTTTTCTTCTATATTGGCTGGAGGCACAACAGATCCATCTTCTAGTTTTCTTGATATATGTATTAGAATACCATTATGGTTTTTTAACCAAGCATATTCGTCTTCTTTGTATTCTATATATCTAATATCAGTAATAATTGGCAAAATTTTATTTTTTTGTAACTCTTTAACTTTAGTATCAACTAAAGATGTCCAATATTTTCCTTCTGTTTGGACTCTCCTACATTTACCATAAGCAACCATTAATGGTCTTATTAATTCTTTATCCTTGCCATCACATTTTTCTATATCAATTTTAAATTTATCTTTTACAAAGTCATATAGCTCTTTTTTTAATTTATCGGCTAAAGCTAATCTTTGAGACTTAATCTGTTTTTCTTCTAGATGTTTATTTAAAATGGAATAAAATGTATCTTTTCCAGATCTTGCAACGCCTGTTATACCAATAATCATTCTTGTAATGATAAACTAAATAAAATAACTTGTCAAGACCATAATTTAATGATAAGATTACTAGATGTCTAGAATATCGTTCGATCAAATGGCTCTAAATATAGCCGTTCAAGCAGCAAAAAGATCAGAGGATATTTATAAAAAAGTAGGATGTTGCATATTAGACGATGAAGGAAGAATACTATCTACTGGCTATAATGGACTTATTCCAAAGTTTAATGTAAATGATTCATTCTGGAATGATAGAGATAAAAGAAGGAAATATATGATTCATGCAGAAATAAACGCTTTATCTAGAATAAATAGAGATCAGAAGCCATATTCATTAGCTTGTACATTATTACCATGTTCAAGTTGTGCAAGTAATATAGCTTCTTATAATATAAAGAAAGTTATTTATAATGAAGATTATCATTTAGATGATGGGGCTAAAGATATCTTTAATTTTTATAATATTGAACTTATTAGACTTGACTTAGATTAATATTCTAGATAATATACATATATGCAACAAACATTTAAAGAAGCTCTTGGCTACGATGACATTTCTCTACTTCCAAATTTTTCAGATATCAACTCAAGAAAAGAGGTAAGCACTAAAACTAAAATATCAAGAAATTTCGAGATTAATATTCCAATTATTTTATCTCCAATGGATACAATTTCTTCAGTAAAATCATGTATTAAAATAAATAAATTAGGTGGCGCTGGAGTAATACATAGATTCATGTCTATTGATGATCAAACCAGTAAAGCTAAACGCATCAAAGATGAAAGCAATTTTTGCGTAACAGCAATCGGATTAAAAGATGCAGATAATAGGATTAGGGCTACGAGTACGTATACAGATATTTACTTTTTAGATACAGCAAATGGTTTAGCTAAAAATGTAGAAGACTTTCTAAGATGGTATAAAACTGCTGGATTTAGACAAGATATTATAGTTGGAAATACTTTAACAAAACAAAGCGTTTACAGATTGGCAATTTTAAAAGCAGATGGATTTAGACATTTAATTGGTCCTGGATCTATGTGTTTAACACAGGTAAAAACTGGAATAGGTTGTCCAAGTATTACTGGAAATTATTATGCATGGAAAGCCGTAAGAAATTGGGAGCTATCTCAAGTAGATTTATTCAGTTCAAATGAACCAGATCCATCTAATAGACCAAGCATTTTGACTGATGGTGGAATCAGATATCCAAAAGATTTAGTTAAAGCAATTGCAAGTGGATGTGATGCCGTTATTTGTGGTAGAATTTTCGCTGGTCTTGCAGACGTTATTGAGGATGAAGATATAGTAGAAAAAAACGGACAAAGATTCGCTAAGTATAGAGGTATGGCGAGCAAAGATGTAGTAGAAGATTATGAATTGCACGATGGAACAAAGAAGAATCTTTTCGTTGAAGGCGATAATACTTTGATTCCAATAGTAGAGAATAAAACCATCGAAGATGTAGTGTATGATTTCGCAAATGGCTTAAGAAGTTCAATGAGTTACTTAGGCTTTAGAGATCTAAAAGATATGCGTGGAGGACTATGGACTAATAAGATAGTTGCCGTAAGAACAACAACAAATAATATGTATGAAGGATTTTCTCACGGAAAGGTATAAAATATGAAGTATATAAAATACATCAGTTTAATTTTAATTGCATTTTGGGCTTTAAATAAAAGCCACGCTCAAGTTCATTATCAAAAAATGGACCCATCTACTAGATCAGTTGAATTGCTAATCACTAAAGCTCAGATGCAATCAAATGATGAACAAATAAAATTCCTAAATGAAAAAAAGAAGAGCCTATCTTTAATGAACAAAGATGAATCTGTTCTTAGATCAAGATACCAAGGCATAATTTCGGCCAAAGAAAACGAAAATTTTAGATTAAATCACAAAGTATTTCTAATAAACAAAGCTAAAGAAACTCCATTGACAGTTAGGTAAAAATAATATATAATAATAATATGAAGAAAGAATCCACATTAAAATTCAATGTCTTGAAAAGAATGATCGGTAAAAAGGTTATAGTTATTACAGATCATGTAAAACTAACTCAATGGTTTGGTACAGTTGATTCCGTTGTAGATGAAATGCATCTAATGATCTTTGGACCAAACGGCTTGGAAAAAATTAATATTTTTGATGTAAGATCACCATGATTCAAAGCGGAGATGCACCTCTTTATGTAAGAGCAACTGATAGATCCCCAATCTATAGGTTAGCTCCAAAAGTCGGAAGAAATTCTATTTGTCCTTTTGAAAATAAGAAATTTAAAAATTGTTGTGGTAAAGATGGCAGTAATCATTGTAAAAAACTTCTTTCAGATTATTTAGATAATTTACAAGATAAATCTATTAAATCTCAGACAGATGATAAAAACAGTTGATATTATTTTTGGTTTAGCTTGGGGTGATGAAGGTAAAGGAAAAATAAGCAATGCTATATCTAAAAATTATGATATTGTTTGTCGTTGGAATGGTGGCCCCAATGCAGGTCACACAGTTTATCTTAACGATAAAAAATATAAAACTCATATTATTCCTTGTGGAGTTTTCCAAAATAAACTTAGTATCATTGGTCCAAATTGCGTTATCAATGTTGATAAATTTTTTGATGAAATAGAGTACTTACAAAAAGAAGGTTTCGATACTTCTTTAATTAAGGTAAGTCCTAAAGCTCATATAATTACTCAAAAGCATATTCAATATGATCTTCAAGTGCTTAAAGCTAAATTAGGCACTACTGGTCAAGGCATAGCTCCTGCTTATGGAGATAAAATGTTAAGGATAGGCAAACTTGCTAGAGATTATATTGATAAACAATATCTTTGGGATGGTGAACTATATGGAGACATTCTTTGTGAAGGAGCCCAAAGTTTTTGGCTTGATATAAATTATGGAGATTATCCATATGTTACAAGTAGTGAAACTCTACCATACTCAGCATGTTCGTTAGGATTTTCTCCTAAAAAAGTGCGAGATATAATTGGAGTTGCTAAAATATATGATACAAAAAGTGGAGTAGATCCTTTATTTCCAGAAAGTCTATGGGAAGATCCAGAGTTAAATATGCTTATAGAGATTGGTCAAGAATTTGGTTCTACTACTGGCAGAAAAAGAATCGTAAATTGGTTAAACTTGAATAAATTAATTGATGCGATAAAAATCTCTGGAGTTACAAAGCTTATTATTAATAAGTGTGATATTCTAGAAAAAATACATACATATAAACTATTTCAAAATAATAACCTTTATAAATTCAATACAATACATGCTATGCAATCATTTATAAAGAATCAATTAAATCATATTTTAAATGAACCAATTGAAATAATCTTTTCTGGAAACAAAGAAACGATTTAAATCTGATCTTTATACTTTATAAGATGGTTTCTAACAAAAATTAAATTAATAAAAAATCCAGCAAAAGCACAAAGAATATTACTCAATATTGGATAGGTAAAATAATTTAAAGGATTAATAAGGAAAGATAATCCTAAAGAGATCCAAAAGCTACTACATTCATGACAAAGTAAAGGTTTTCTAATATAAGGTATTCTTGCTATAAAATTTCTGAATGGTCTTGAAGCTTCTGTATCCGACCAACCGTAAGCTAAAGCTAAACAAAGAAATAAGTATATTAAAAATGGAGTCATTACAAGAAGTAAACTTCTAGGTAATCACCTTTATCGAGTAAGGAAAATCCTCTAAATGGAATACCCTTTTCATTAACGAATTTATGAAAATCTTCCCAAGCTTTTGGACCTTTTGGCACTTGATAGATATTGGATACGCTTGTATCTTTTGCAACCTCTTGCGCTTTTTCTTTATTTTTTTCTTCTATTTTCTTTAACATTTCATCGATTTTTGCTTTACCATCTTTAATCTCATCCATATTTAATAGAAAATCAATAAAATCCTTATCACCCTCTTGATATTTTTTATTTAAATGAGCTGCTACTCTACCTCTACATGAGCAAGTAGGATTAAATTTAGCACTTGTTAAATCGGCTAATATTTCTGGATATTTATTTTTTAAAGCTTCAAAAATCTTTTCATTTCTGACTAGAACATCTAAGTATGGGCCTATATTCATATCTGTATTATATTAAGTCAAGTTTTTAATTTCTAATTTTTTTAATAAAATCCACCATCTTTTGTTTTGGAAAGTCATTTTTCATAACATTAACACAATAGCATACAAATTCAACATTACCTTTAACATAACCTATATTTGGATCAACCCTATCAAGGCTTGCTTTTATTGGAGTCTTTTTAATATCTTCATCTCCACTAGTTCTACCTAATTCCATTTTTATTCCTGTATATGGACAAATACCATTTTGTTTGTCCCAAACTTCTTCTTTTAAATATTTAGCAGTTATATCTGTTTGATAGCCTTTTTCTTTACTTCTTGATCTAGCTTTGTTAGCGTGATATTTAAATGGGCTATATTCGTCTAATCTATTAGATTCATAACCCTTTAATAAAGATATATTTCCTTTATTTTTTTCTAATTTTTGAGGATTATTTTTATAATCAGCTTTTCCAGAACATTTTAGACTACAATAAAATTTATTTTGTCCAGCTTTAATTTTTCTTTTATAATCACTCAGTCTTATTTCGTGCTCTTTACTGCAATTTGCACAAATTATTTTTGTCTTTTTTATGTTCATATAAAGATTATATATGATATAGATATTATTGTCTAATAAAAAATGCAGTCAGAGGGATTCGTTTGCTTGGACCCGAGAGGAGTTGAACCTCTGTCTTTTAAAAATTTAAATTAAAATACTACAAGTTTAGTTCTTTTTATTTTTAGCTTTGTATAGAAAAAGAACAAACATACTCAGCGATTTTATTTTGAATACGATGACGATAAAGAATAAAAAAACTTTATAGGCAAAGACATCTAAATACGCAATTATCCAATAGATGTGTCATGGTAATCACGCCGTAGAACTTAAGCTACAGAAACGGTCTCCTCGACTAGAGAAACTCTAGCAGAGATATGACCTTTGTATTTGGCTGTTTTGGCAGTTAATACTTTTAAGGCTTTTTAAAGAGACCCACCTAAACCTCTACCTGCATTTTAATTCCGATTCCTAAAATCGAAACCAATTACGGGCCCAATATCAATGAACTATATCTATATTACAATAGATTTTGAATTTTAGCAAATATTTTAATATAATTAAATATGGAAAAGATTTTAGATTTATTAAATCAAATTATAGATAAAAATATATGGGAAGATAACGTAAATAAAAAGCCTGAAGAAACGGGTGATAATTGGAATGTTCATCATTTAAAATTATTAAAAAAATTAATACAGGAGTATAAAAATGCCAAAAACTAAAAAGAAGAAATATTATGGAGTTTATTCAAAAGACAATTTTTTATATGGTGTTTTTCCTCATTCTAAAGAAGGATATAATTCAGCTAAAAAATACGCAAATAATTTGAGTCCAAAAAATAAAAAGATGTATTTTGTAAAAGAAAAATAAATGAGATTTCATGTTCTAGGGTTGCCACATACAGTATCTAGTAAACTATTTAATGCGTGTGCTTATACGCAAAAAGTAGTAAAGTTTTGCAAAATGATGAAAGATCGTGGTCACTATATTATTCATTATGGACATGAAGACTCTGATGTAATATGCGATGAGCATGTCACCGTTTTAACAAATAAGGATTTCGAAATCTCTTATGGTAGCCACGACTGGAAAAAGAACTTTTTTAAATTTAATACTGAAGATCATGCTTATAAGACTTTCTATAAAAATGCAATTATTGAAATATGGAGAAGAAAAGAAAAATTAGATTTTCTTTTACCTTTTTGGGGTTCTGGAGTAAGACCAGTATGTGACGCACATCAAGATATGATTATAGTAGAGCCAGGAATTGGATACGCTGGAGGCCATTGGGCTAGGTTTAAAATTTTTGAATCATATGCGATCTATCATGCTTATTACGGATTAGATGCAGTTGGAAGTTGTAAGCAAGATTGGTATGATACAGTTATCCCAAATTATTTTGATTTAGATGATTTTGAATACTCAGAAGAAAAAGAAGATTATTTTCTTTACTTAGGAAGAGTCTATTCTGGCAAAGGAGTTCACATAGCGCATCAAGTATGTGATTATTTAAAGCAGAAATTAGTTATAGCTGGTCAAGGATCGCTTGAAGAGATGAAGATAAAATCAGATTATATAGAGCATATAGGTTATGCAGATTTAGAAAAAAGAAAAAAATTAATGTCAAAAGCCAAAGGATTATTTTTGCCATCGCAATACGTTGAGCCATTCGGAGGAGTTCAAATAGAAAGTTTATTAAGCGGTACTCCAACTATCACTACAGACTGGGGATCATTTACAGAGAATAATATACATGGATTAACTGGATATAGATGTAGATCTTTTGAAGATTTTATTTTTGCAGCTCAAAATATAAAAAACATAAGCCCCAAAAACTGCAGAATATGGGGAGAAAATTTCTCTTTAGAAAAAGTTGCTATTATGTATGAAAAATATTTTGAAGACGTTTTGAACATATACCAAGGTAAAGGATGGTACGAGATCAAAAGTAATAAATTAAATGTATTAGAAAAAAAATATCCTAAAACTCAACCAATTTTTGAAAATATAAAAAGAGAAGACATTTTAGAAAATAAAATTTTAAGCTTAAAAGAATTTTTAAATCAATTCTAAATGAAAAATTATAATGTAATAGTTCTTAATTTAAAACACAGAGAAGATAGAAGAAATAGAATATTAAATTTATTTAATAATTATTTTGATCAGTATTTTAAAATATTTATATTAGAAGCTTATTTAAATAAAAAAAATGGACACAAAGGATGTGCTTTTAGTCATTCTTTAGCTATAGAGTATGCTATACATAAAAAGATGGATAATCTTATTATAGTAGAAGATGATGTTTATTTTCCATATCCACTAGATAAACTTAAGGCAACGCTTCTAGAGTTAGAAAAGATAGAATGGGATTTGATTGCTTTAGGAAGCAATTTTGATATAGAGAAAGATATTAGTGAAAATTTAACTAAACCTTCTAGAATGTGGCAAGCTACAATGCAAATAATAAATAAAAACTATTTTCAAAAATATTATGAATTCTTATTTAAGAGTTTTAAAAATCAAGAAGAATACTTTAAACCTGGAGAAAATTTAAGTTGGAATGATCCATGGGTATTCGATCAAGTTTGGAATAAAGAGTTGCTAGGTAAAGATAAAATTTATTGTACAAAAAATAGATTTGCATATCAAATAGCAAATATGTCGAATACAACAAACGTAATGATGGATGGCGTTAAAGAATTTATTCAGTAGGAGTTAGAGGTATCTTAGACCAATCTACATTTTCTAGTGATATATTTTGATTTGTCTTTTGTTTAAATGCGTTCATGTTATATCCATCGCCATAATATGTAAATATTTCTTCTCCTCGCTTGATATCTTTAATGGCTACTAAAAACCAAGCTCTATGCTTTGGAGAAACGAACCAAGTTCCATGGCAATCTTTTTGGCTATTGTATATAGAAGCATACCCTAATGCAATATAAAATGAATATCCATGAGTTTGACAATCATTACATTTACAATTCATATTATGAGTAAATGCATATTGACGTATTCTTGGATCATGATGATAATTTGATCTCCAAGCTAATTGAAAAACTGGACTACATTCAATTAATTCATTTTTAGAAAAATTTCTTTTAGCAAAAACCCCTAAACTTTGCTGATCTTTAATATTATTAGAAGTTTGAACTTGTAAATCCTTTAATGATGAATATATTGGATTTTTTTCAAAATTTTCTATATATTTCTTCTGAAGATCTTGAAATTGTTGATCCATGTTATATTATATATTAATATAAGGTTATATTTATTTCTAAATTATTATAATAAAAGAGTGTAATCTAGTAAAATTATGGCTTATTCAGAAAATAAAGATAAAGATTTGTTAAAATTAATATCTGAAATATTAGAATATACAGAAAACGCCACGCCAACAAATACACCTCCTCCTACTACACCACCACCTTGTGCATGTAAAGCTGATGGTGGTAATTGTGGAGATGATACCTCTCTTTGTCCTCCAAAACCAGATGGTACATATGATATAACAAGCTGCACTTGTCCAAATGGAAGCATGATTTTTTGTCCGAAATGCCCAGATCCATGTAAATGTAAAACGGATGGGGGTGGCTGCGGAGATGATACTTCTACTTGCGATCCAAAACCAGATGGGACATATGATACCGTGGATTGTTATGATTCAAGTGGGCTGACATGTAATGTATGTCCAAAGTGTCCTGTAATAACACCAACTCCTGTATGCTCTTGTGGTGATTGTGGTTTAGCATATTTTGATATTGGTAATTGCACGAAAACAACATGTGATTGCGGAATCGCCATGCCAAATGGAAATTGCTATGATTGTCCAGTAAATACTAATACCCCTACGCAAACATGCGGTCCGTGTTTTTGTGATTCTGGAACAATTTGTGGTGCATGTATTCCAGGTTTAGAAAGATGTGTTAATCAAAAAATACAAACTTGTGCACCCGGATGCGCTATAACATGCGGAGAATGTGAACCTTATCCAACAGATACTCCAACCCCAACAGCTACAGATACTATTCTTTGTTCATGTGATTGTGCCGATTTTAGCTCTGAAAGCGAATGCAAGGAATGGATAAGAGTAAATGCAGTTGGTGGCCCTTGGTATTGTAAAAGCAATCCTTGTTCTGCGGAAGATGGGGATGATTGTATGACAAATGCAAATTGTCGAGATCTATCAGACGAACCGCCAGAAACAGAAACTCCAACTGGAACTTGCCCACCTCAAGATTGTTCTAAATGTAATAATGGGCCAACTTTTGGATATCCAAGCGGATCTAATTGTAAGGGGTGTACTTTGGGTCCTGACGATATTTGCATCAAATGTTTTCAAGGAAATTGTAAAGCTCCTAATGGGTGTCCAAATTATGCTTGTGATTTTTGTTATCACCAAACGAGGGTATGCGGAAGTCAAGGAGGATATAGAACTAAAGAGGATTGTGATAATGCTTTAAAAAATATTCCAAACCTTACTGGTGAGGTATTATCATGTGTTCCTGCTAATATAAAACATAATAGTTGCGTCCCACCTGTTATAGAAATATGTTGGCAGATACAAGCAGTTCCAACAATTACTCCAACAAATACAGTATGTGATTGTGCAGATTTTTCACAATTTGGATACGTTAATGTTGGTGCATGTCAAGAAAGAGGAGCTTTTGCTACAGATACTCTTTCATGTCCACTAGGTGGTACAATAGATTGCGATATATGCAATACGCCAACTCCAACTAATACTTGTAAATGCACAGATATTGTTACTGGAGGAATTGGAAATCCTGGAGCCTGTTTTAGTAGCGAGCCTTCTTGCACATCTTACAAAGAAACATTAGCGTCATCTTATGATTGCACTTGTTCGGAAAATACAACTGGATGCCCAGGATCTACCTGTTATTGTGCAAATTGTACTCCAATTACTGTAACTCCTCAAACTATAACGCCTATTACACCAACACCAACATTCAGTTGCGTTCCACCACCTAATTGCTGTGTGTCTCAATCCGCAGCTTTAGCATTAACAAATGGAAAATGCGCAGACTCAAGATGTTGCACGAAATCATCATTTATTAATTCAGTAAGCAATCCAAATAATCCACCTGGTTGTCCAAAATATGATTGTTGGGGCGTTACTCTTGCAGGAAGTAATCTTATTACAGCGCCTATAGGCATGATAGTGAATGGTATATGTTATACTACACAGAGATCAGCTTGTACATCTGCCACATCGCCTCTTTGTGGAACCCCACCAAGAGCAGTTTATGCAGAGGTTTATGGTGGTTATGCTCCAAATGATGGTGATTATTCAACATGCTCATAAAGATAATGAATAATGAAAATGAAGCATTAGCTATTTGCTCTGAATTCGCAGACGAATATGGCATAGATGTAGAAGATGGAGAAAGCCTTGTTGTTTATACAAAAAGCGAATATATTAATGAATTAAAAAATATGCTCTCTAAAAAAGGCTATAAATTAAAATCTTTTCAAGTTTACGGAGAAGAATCTTTAATTAATTTTATACCAAATAATAGAAAAGAAACTGACGATAATATATAATCTTATAATGAGATATATTTTATCTTATATATTATATATAATTGGTGATACTATAAGTCGGACAACTATGCGTTGTGGGCATGGCATAGGATACTCTTTATATAGTAAAATTATGAATTGGAGCGTTAATTTAGATACTGAACATAAGATTTGGAAACCTGTCAAATCAAGAAGGAAAAGAAAATGATAACTTTAAAAGATATATCAAATTTAAAATTAAGTAAAAAACAAAGAAAAAAACTTCTAGCAAAAGGAAAGCTAAGAGATCCTTTCGAAATATGGGTAGATCATCACAATCACAAATTAGAAATTATTAGAACTTGTAGTAGTTTAATTGGAGCAATCGTTTCCTCAATTGTTATGTTAAAAGTTTTTGGGGTTCTATGATCTTTAAAAAAATATTAAATTTTCTTGATAAAAGTGAACAATTTTCTCCCAAATATGGAAGTTTATATAAACTAAGAAATGAACCGCTGCCATTTAGATACATATTTGTTTATGGAGACGATAAAAAGGGAATACATAGATTCAAACATCATCAATTGAAAGAGTATGTATTCTATGATCTATCTGAAGTAGAAAGAGAAGCTAATCTAGAAGAAACAAGATTATATAACATAATAAAGGATTATATAAATGAAGTCGCCAGAAAAGAAAAAAACTCTTACTATAATTAATGGTTCTATCGGTGGGAAGAATGGAAATACTGGATCTCTCATAAAGAAAATAAGAAAAAAAATTAACAAGATTGATTCAAATATAGCGATTAAAATACTTCATCTTCATAAAGATTTTTACTGGCCTAAAGTTAGGCATATTATTAAAGAAAGTGATGCGTTAATTTTCTGCACAGGAACTTATTGGGACTCATGGGGTTCAAGTATGCAACAACTTTTTGAAAAAATGACAGAGATCGAAGGTAAAAAACATCTTCTTGGGAAACCAGCAGGAGTAATTGTTACGATGCACTCGGTTGGTGGAAAAGAAGTAGCTTCTAGAATGCAAGGAGTTCTTTGCTCGATGGGATGTGTTCTTCCGCCATTTTCTGCCTTTGCTTATAGTTATGCAGATCATGTCGCTCATCAATCACGATATCTTGGTAAAAAACTTTTAGATGATGTTTGGCACATTGAAGATTTACAAGCATTTCTTTCTAATATTATTTCTTATACTAAAGGAGAGAAAGGTTGGAAAGTTTGGGATTATCTTGATACAGAAGCTTATAATCCTACATCTGTTTGGCTTAAGTGAGTTTATTCCCAAATAGCTCAACGGTAGAGCACCTCGCTGTTAACGAGGCTGTTCTAGGTTCAAATCCTAGTTTGGGAGATTTTGGAACGATGGCTGAGTGGTCTAAAGCAGAAGTTTACTAAACTTCCGATGGTTTAATATCATCCGTAGGTTCGAATCCTACTCGTTCCGATTGATTTACTAACACAAAAATGCCAAATATATTGACAAATATATATTTTTATAATATCATATTTATGAACGAAAAAACTGCAAATAATAGCATATTTACGAAACAGAAAAAGCCAAATATATGAATCAAAAAAGTCCAAATATGAATGATAATCGGCCAAATATAGGAGCTGGAAAAGGGGATAAACCAAGAAATTGTTTCTCTAATAGGTTTAAAGAAAACTATGATAGTATAAACTGGTTAGACGAAAAGGGTAAGTCGTTGCTTAAAAAAGAATTAAAAAACAAAGATGGTTCGGCTACATATATTTACAAATAATATATAGAGTATTGACAGATTTGACAAAGAGTAATATACTCTTACTATGAGAAAAGGAGTTTGTTGTATTGTATTAAGTTTAGCTGAACAAGATAATCCTATCAAGTTCAATGCTATGACTTATGCTCGTTTCTCCGCTATGGATAGAAAAGAAGCGTTATCTACGCTTTCTTCTAGAATATTAAACAATATGACAACTACATATCAATACATAAAGTATTGTGCAGACCATAATCATACTTACAGAATTTCTTCTGATCTATTTCCTCTTATTACTTATGACAAAGCAAATGTCAAACTAGAAGATTTACCAGACTATCATAAAATATTAGTATCATTTGATAGTATCAAACATCTTATTCAATCTAGGAATGTAAGAGTATCTTGCCATCCCTCTGAATTTAATGTTCTTGCAAGTGACAACGAAAATGCAATAACTAAAACAATCAAAGAATTAAATCACTATGGTTGGTTTATGACACAAATTGGTTGTCCACTAAACTATGATGCACCTATGAATATGCACATACATAATTCCAAGGGCAATTTAAATGATATAGTCAAAAAGTTTATGAGCAACTTTCAAAGACTATCAGACGATGTTAAGTCTAGATTAGTTATTGAGAATGATGATAAAGATACTTGTTGGTCAGTTAAGAAACTTATGAAGTATTTTCATTCTGTATCTAACATTCCTATTACCTTTGATTATCTTCACCACAAATGCCATCCAGATAATCTATCAGAAGAACAAGCATTTCATCTTGCACGAATTACTTGGGGCAATCATACTCCACTATTTCATTATTCAGAAAGTATTGATGGTCATAAGAATCCTAGAAAACACGCTGACTACGCAAAGTCCTTGCCAAATACTTATGGATATGACAATATAGATGTTGATTTTGAATTAAAAATGAAAGAACAATCTTTCGCCAAACTATGATGAAATCCTTCAAACAAGATTTAAGAGAATCTATCGAAAGAAGATATGAAAACAATTCTTGGATGAAATTTTGCAAAAAAACAAATCCAGAACTTTACAATAAAGAAATATCACGGATTTTAAAAAAAGAAAATAAAAATTACTTTGTTCCTAAAAAGAAAAATAAATTTTTAGGTAAGAAAATAAAATCTAAAAATAGAGCAAATATATTTTACGGAAAATAACTTATGACACATAAATTATACGAAATGTTCATAGTTATCCTTGGTGTAATTGCTAATATAGTGCTTATAATTAATGCAATACATCATTGGTAATGAATAAATATTTAATAGTATCAGACATTCATCTCGGAGATAAACATTCCAGAGCAGATTTAGTTTTAAAAGTATTAAAAGAAAACAAAGCAAAAACAATTATAATTGCTGGTGATCTTTTTGACCACCATAATTTGCATAGATTATGTAAGACTCATTGGAAAGTATTATCTAAATTACGCAAACTTTCTAAAAAATGCAAGATAATTTATTTGATTGGCAATCATTGTTTTCTTAAAGCAGAGTTTATGAGTATTCTTCTTGGATTTAATTGCAAAGACGAACATATCATAGAATTAAAAGATGAAAAGATATTAGTAGTCCACGGAGATATATTTGATATTTACTTTACAAAATATAAATGGATTACTAATTTTATTATTAAGATATATTACCTCATTAGACACTATACGCCATTCGCAGAAGATTTCTTTAAATTATTTAAACACCATACAAATGATTTTGTAGAGAAAAGCTCCGATATTAAACAAAATGCCTTGAATTATATTGATATGAATGGATATGATAGGATAATTTGCGGTCATACTCATCTTCCAGAAAATACTGATAAATATATAAATACTGGTAGTTTTTGTGAAAGGGAATGTGGTTATGTTATTATAGATAAAAAAGATAAGATAACATTGACAAAAATTAAATAAAAGATAATATATAGTATATGGGAATGTTTAATTATATTAAAGTCGAGCAAGATTTACCTCTTAATGATGAGTTAAAGGCTCTTAACATTGATTTCAAGAAGGAAGAATTTCAAACAAAAGAGTTAGAAGATAATGTAATGGCTACTTATATTATCCGTGATTATAGGTTGTTTGAATTAAAAATAACTAGCCATTGGGAAGATAATCCAGATTATGTAAAAGATGGTAGCAGATTTGGTGAATTTTTTAATAAGAATAAATTGGTAGAAGATAGTAGAGAAGAAATTTTTAGGGATGATTATACTGGAACATTTACTTTTGGAACTTATGTTCTTGGTCAAAGCAAAGAAAGTTATGATTATTTTCCAGACTGGAAATGTGTTGTAGTTAAAGGTTTATTAACAGAAATATCCTTAATTAAGCCCATAGAAAAAAATTCATCTGGAACAAGAATAGAATTAGACGAACAATTTAAAAAACAATTAGACGATCACGAAAGAAAAATGAAGTGTCCAGTTTATAGTTTTTACTTTAAATATTATGTTAAGACTATGAATCTAGTTGAATGGAAACTTTCCAAAGGTATTAATATTATTATAAAATTCTTGAATTGGTTACAATGGAAGGGTATTAGAAAAGCAATAAAGATTTTAACTCCAAGATGAAATATAATATTCCAGTCCAAAAATCAGAAGATGGACATTTATATTTAGAATTTCCAGATAAATTAATGGAAAAGATGAGATGGAAAATCGGTGATACGATTGATTGGCATTACAATAAGGATGGAACTTTTTCTTTAATCAAAGTCGCAAAGCCTTCCAAATCAAAAAGAAACAAAGTTTGACGAGTTGGTTAGTCCAGTATATACTGGAAGTATGAAGCTACCTACAATTTATAAAAAGACAAAAACTGGTAAAGTCCAAGAATGGACTATCGAAGTCAAAGGAAATCAATACCGCACAATTTCTGGTCATACTGATGGCGAAAAGATTATTAATGAGTGGACAGATTGCGATGTAAAGAACGCTGGTCGCTCCAACTCTACTACTCCAGAAGAACAAGCAATTAAAGAAGCAGAAGCAAAACGCAAGAAGAAATTAGAATCTGGCTACTTTGAATCTATCAAAGATATTAATAAGGTTCAATACTTTGAGCCAATGCTTGCACAAAAGTATGAAGATCACGAAATTAATTATCCAGTTTATAGCCAACCCAAACTTGATGGTATTCGTTGCATTGTAACGAAAGATGGAATGTTTAGCAGAAACGGCAAGAAGATTATTTCTGCTCCTCATATTCGTCAGAATCTAGATTTATTCTTTAAAGATTATCCTAATGCAATTCTTGATGGTGAGTTATATTGTGATAAGTTTGCAAACGACTTTAACAAGATTTGTTCTCTTGTAAAAAGAACTAAACCTACTGATAAGGAATTAGAAGAAAGTGCAGATAGTATCCAATATTGGGTTTATGATGCACCTAAAATTGGTTTGTTAAATGAGAAAGATTTATTCTATGAGAGATACGAAGCAGTTTCAAATGCTCTTACTAAAAGAAAATATATTAGCATCGTTGTTGTAACTACTCTCAAAGTCAGTAAAGAAGAAGAACTTACGCAAGCATACGAAATGTATATGGAAAATGGTTACGAAGGTCAAATGGTTAGACTTAATAGACCTTATGAGAACAAGCGTAGTAAGTTTCTTCTTAAAAGAAAAGAGTTTATGGATGAGGAATTTAATATCGTGGATGTTGTTGAAGGCGAAGGCAATAGAAAAGGAACTGCTGGATATATGACTTTTAAAAATAAAGCTGGCAGAGCATTTAAAAGTAATATCAAAGGTGATTTTGAATACCTAGCTAAACTTCTTAAAGATAAGAATAAGATCATTGGCAAGAAAGCCACCATTAAATTCTTTAATTATACTCCAGATGAAGTGCCAAGATTTCCTTATGTTGTTGCTATTGATAGAGATAGCTACGAATAAAATATCATTTGACTTCATTTTAAATTTAATTTAAATTCAATATATGAAATTAATCGAAAAACCCATCAATGTAGTCGAGTCCGATAGTTTTGAGTCCGTAAGTTTCGGAATCAAGCAATCTGGACTTCCTTATATCTTTAACATCCTTCGCAATCAGTTGTATTCCAACAAACCTCTCGCAGTATTGCGTGAGATCGCTTGTAATGCACAAGACGCTAATATCGAAGCAAA